TTTTAAAAATGGCAAACAAAGATTTATTCAAGCAAGCTATTGCTGAAGCAAAATCTGTACGTGAAGCCGCTATTGCAAACGCTAAAGAAGCTTTAGAAGAGACTTTAACTCCTCATCTAAAAGACATGTTAGCTGCTAAACTACAAGAAATGGAAGACAAATCCGAAGAAGTAGAAGAAGTAGTAAACGAAGTCGAAGAAGATGAAGTAGAAGAAGGAATGGACAAAGACAAAAAAGACGAAGCAATTGAGGAAGATCTTACAGCTGCTCCAGAAGTAGTAGAAGCTGATGACGAGGAAGAAGCCGAGGATGACTCTGAAGAATCAGAGGACGAAGCAGAAGCCGAAATCGAAGAACCCGCTGACGATTTAGAAGGCGAGGAAGAAGAAGCCGTAGAAGGTGACGAAGAAATTGGAAATATAACTGTTGATCAGTTTAAAGACATGATTCGTGACATCGTAGCTCAAGAAATTGGCGGCGGCGGAGAAGAAGAATTAGGAATGGACGACATGGACGGTGGTGACATCGAAGGTATGGGCGATGAAGCTCCCCTCGAAGAACCCGCTGACGATATGGAAGTACCTGGAGAAGAAGAAGAAATTGATCTTGACGAACTTCTTGCTGAACTAGAAGCTACAGTAGCTGAAGGTGAAGATAAAGACGAAGAGAAAGTAGAGGAAGTATCAACTGCTAACTCAACTGAAGTTCAAGATACTGCTGATTCTCAAGCTCAGGGTACTAACATTAACCGTGTTGTAAGTGAAGAAGAGTTAAAAGAAGCTTTAGATACTATTGAGCAACTTAAACAAGATCTTCACGAAACAAACCTTCTCAACTCTAAACTTTTATATGTGAATAAAATCTTTAAGGCAAATAACCTTACTGAATCACAAAAAGTTAACATTATTGCTGCTTTCGACAAAGCCGAAACAGTAAAAGAAGTTAAATTAGTATTTGAAACAGTTTCTGAAAATGTTGTTACTAGTAAAAAAGAACAAGTTTCAGAATCAAAAGTAAAAGGAATGGCATCTAAAGCTACTGGTACTACAGCTAGTAAACCAGAAGTAATTAACGAAGTTAGTGATGCTGTTCGTAGAATGCAAAAATTAGCTGGAATTATTAAATAATCTTATTTTAAATTAAATCATGGAAATTAATCAATTATTAGAAAGCTCAAACAACTACAAAAGCCTTCAGGCTGATGCAGCTCGTTTAGCTGACAAGTGGTCTGCTTCCGGTTTATTAGAAGGTATCACAGATGATCGCTACAAAAACAACATGGCGATGATCCTTGAAAACCAAGCTAAGCAAATCGTAGCAGAAGCTAACTCTACAAACGTAGGTGGAGGTTCCTTTACAGCCGGTGCTGGTGAGCAGTGGGCTGGAGTAGCTCTTCCTCTAGTACGTAAGGTATTCGCTCAAATCGTTGCTCAAGATTTCGTATCTGTTCAACCAATGAACTTACCTTCAGGTCTAGTATTCTATCTTGACTTCAAATACGGAGATACAAGAAACGGACGTACTGATGACGATAACATGTACGGTAACGTATCAACTGCTAACAGCAAAATGGCTATTGACACTGACGTAGAAGGTGGTCTTTATGGCGCCGGTCAGTTTGGATATTCAATTAATTCTGCATCAAAAACTGCTGGAAGCACTAACACTGGTTCTGCAGCTTTAGCAGATGTAGGATACGATCCTGCACTTACTGGAAGCCACGCTACCGTATCAGTAACTTTTGCTAATTCAGATAACGCTGATTTTCTTGGAGCAAGAGCATTTAGACTTTTATCTGCTTCTGTAGATATTACTAAACCTCAATATACTTCTGTATCTGGTAACGTAGTAAAATTCGTAGTAGCAACAGCAGATCTTTCAGCTGGTGCAACAGCAATTACTCCAACTGTTATCTACCACAAACAACCAGTAGATAACGACCGTGGGGACTATGAAGCAGATTCATCAAGAGCTGTAGATACTTCTATCTCTATTCCTGAGATCGACGTTAAACTTGCTAGCGAGGCTATCGTTGCTAAGACTAGAAAGTTAAAAGCTCAGTGGACTCCAGAGTTCGCCCAAGATCTTAACGCATATCACTCAATCGATGCTGAAGCAGAATTAACTTCACTTCTTTCTGAGTATATCTCTATGGAAATTGACCTAGAGATTTTAGATATGCTTATCCTTGAAGCTAAAACTACTGACAAGTGGTCAGCAGAAAACAACAAAGTATGGAATGGTTCAGCTTGGACTACTTCAACTTCTGATTTCTACAACACTCAAGGTCAGTGGTTCCAAACTTTAGGTACTAAAGTACAAAAAGTATCTAACAAGATTCACCAAAAAACTCTACGTGGTGGTGCTAACTTTATCGTAACTTCTCCAACAGTTGCAACAATCCTTGAATCTATCCCAGGATATGCTGCTGCTACAGATGGCGATCAGGCAGAATTCAACATGGGAGTTCAAAGAGTAGGATCTTTGGCTAACCGTTTCAAAGTATACAAAAACCCTTATATGACTGAGAACATTATGTTATTAGGATTTAGAGGTTCACAATTCCTTGAAACTGGTGCAGTTTATGCTCCTTATGTACCATTAATGATGACTCCTCTAGTATACGATCCAGAAACCTTCACTCCTAGAAAAGGTTTAATGACTCGTTATGCTAAGAAGATGATCAGACCTGAATTCTATGGTAAAATCTTTATTACTGACTTAGCTCAGATCTAAGAATTACTTAGAATTATAATTAAGAGAGGCCTTCGGGCCTCTTTTTTTTGTTACTATTTATTATAAAACCGTATTAAATGGCTAATGTAACAATATGGGATGGGTCTGCAACATTTACCTCAGGCAGCTCTACTCCTTTTGGATTTTACGATAGTGATACCGACTTTCAAACTGATGCTGTTAAAGTAGCAAAGTTCTGCGGTACTCGTCTTGGATTTCCCCTCATGGATGTTGAACTTCAAGATGGTAATTTCTTCGCTTGTTTCGAAGAAGCTGTATCTACATACGGTAATGAAGTGTTTCAATATAAAATTAGAGAAAATTACCTAAACCTTGAAGGCTCCTCAACAGGAAGTACAGCAAATAAGAAAATTATTAACCCTTCATTAGATAGAGTAGTAAATATATCTAAAAACTACGGTACCGAAGCCGAAGTTGGAGGGTTTGTAACAAGGTACACTGGTTCTTTAGCAGTTACTAAATCTATTCAAGATTATAACTTAGATGCATGGGCTACAGCTGAAGGTATTGATGGAAGCATTGAAATCAGAAGAGTGTTTTATGAAGCACCACCTGCTATACTACGTTATTTCGACCCATATGCCGGTACTGGAACAGGTATTCAATCATTAATGGATGCTTTTGACTTTGGATCTTACAGCCCAGGTGTAAACTTCCTATTAATGCCTGCTTCTTTTGATATTCTAAAGGTACAGGCTATTGAATTTAATGATCAGATTAGAAGATCTTCTTACTCTTTTGAAGTAGTAAACAACAGAATAAAGATATTCCCAGTTCCTAAATCAAATTATAATCTAAGATTTGAATATTATAAGGTCAATGATAAGAAAGCAGCTAGTTTACTTGATGGAGCTGAACTTATTACTAATGTAGCAGAAGTTCCTTACAGTAACCCTACATATAATCACATAAACAGTGTAGGAAGACAGTGGATTTTCAGATATACATTAGCTCTAGCTAAAGAATTACTAGCATATATAAGAGGAAAGTACCAAGTAGTACCGGTACCAGGTTCAGAAGCTACCTTAAATCAAGCAGACTTACTAACAGATGCTAGAACGGAAAAAGAATCACTTCTTACTCAATTAAAAGAAATGTTAGATCAAACTTCTAGACAAGCTCAACTTGAAAGGAAGGCTAATGAAAGTGAAAATCTTAAGAAAACATTAGGGGATGTACCTATGACAATATATATTGGCTAATGAAGTTATCTAAAATTATACTAGACGAAGCAACTTACACACCTTATCGTGCTATGATACAGGTAATCAGTAGAGATACTAGTCCTTCTGTATTAGCTGACTTAATTCGTGCACTTCCAGGGGTAACTACTTGTACTATTGCAGGTTCTGATGAAAATGCTAAGAGATATACGTTTAAGGTAAAGTTAATAACACAAAAACCACCGTCTGAGGCGTTTGAAGCGTTAAAAAAGAATGCTATGAGTAAATATACTGAAGTAAACTCATTAAAAGTAGCATCTAACTCAGTAGAACGTATGAAACGACCAGGAGAATACTAATATGCTATTTGGATCTAACAGAGACTTCGATTTACTGGTAAATATTAACCGGGAACTACTAAAAGATATAGTAGAACAGGAGGTATTATACCATAAACTCAGTTTAGAAGATACAGACGTTAACTTATATGGTGAAGCACTGCAGAAATCATTCTGGAATGCAGTTAAACTTAACTGTCTAATTACTAGAGGTGATCAAGTCATAGATATACAAGAATTTGGACCCGATTTAGGTAGAGAAGCTACTTTTGCTTTTCTGAGACAGGATTTAGCAGATACATCTGTAGTTCCAGAGGTTGGAGATATAGTACAATGGCATAATGACTTCTACGAAGTAGATACTGTACGTGAAAATCAGTTGTTTCTAGGTAGAGATAATCAATACAACCTTACTTCTTATGGATCTGGCTACGGTTCTACTATTTCTATATTAGTAGACTGTCATTTAACAAGAGCAGACAAGGTAGGTATAACAGAAGTAAGATAAAATGGCAGAAACTCCACTAACCCCACTATCTCAAGAGCAATTATCACAGAATAGTATAACAACATATACTAATCCTGAGACTAATACTGAGATTAACCCAAAAAGTGAGTTAGATCAATCAACTAACCGTGGGAATCAGGTATCTATGCTTGGAGATAACGTAGAAACGTATAATGTAGGTATAAAAGATATTGATACCGCTATATTTTACTACTTTAACGAAGTATTAAAGCCCCAAGTCTCTCAAAACGGTAAAGTAATTAACGTTCCTGTTGTATATGGTTCACCTGAAAGGTGGGCAGCTATGCAAAAAGACGGATATTACCGTGATAAAAACGGTAAAATGCAAGCTCCATTAATAGTCTTTAGGAGAGATAGTATAGAAAAGAACAGAAATCTTGGAAACAAGTTAGATGCTAATAACCCACACAATTTCGGCATCTTTGAAAAGAAGTTTTCTAAAAAAAACGTGTATGATAGATTTGGAATACTTAATAATAGAGCAGAACAAAAAGAACTGTACGCAGTAGCCATACCAGATTACGTAAATATAGTATACTCTTGTATTATATATACGGATTACGTTGAACAAAACAACAAAATAGTAGAAGGAATCAACTTTGCCTCAGATTCATACTGGGGAAACCCATCTACATTTCGTTTTAGAGCAATGATAGATACTTATACCACATCTGCTGAAATAGTACAAGGTAGCGACAGAATAGTGAAGACGGAATTTCAAATAAACCTACTAGGACATATAGTAACCGATACCTACAATGCACAGTTAGTTAATTCTAAGAAGGTATACTCAAAGACTAACATAAAAATTACATCGGAAACAGTTAATAAGCTTTAGTAGTAATACCATATTTATAAGTAAGAGTTGCGTTTCAAAGGTTCCAAAAAAATTTTAATAAGGATAGATGACAAAATTTTCAACTGAACTCTCAGGTTCGTTAATACTTAACTCTGGCAGCATAACGGCAGAACTCCAACCATTTTCGGGCGGGTTAAATGTTTCTGGTTCTGAGTTATATATTAATGGAGTTGCATTAACTACAAGGTTAGAAAATATAGAAGCAGGTAATGTTGGATCTGCTAGTTTATTACCATTAAACTTCCATTCAGCATCTATTAATGCTTGGACAGCATCTCATGAAAGTGAATTTTATTCCTATACTTCATCATTAAACACAAGATTAAGTAGTATAGAAACTATAACCGGTTCACATACTTCTTTAATCAATAACTTAATCGCTGCAACTAGTTCCTATTTAACAGTAACCGGCGATAATGTAATATCATCATCAGCACAAATTAGTGCTTCTGGATATCTAACCTCCGAATCAGCGGTTATATTAGGATTCGGTGGACCACCCCCTGCCGGTACTATATCTTCTTCAACTCAAATAGAAGAGCTTGGCTTTATCACAGGATCTCCTGAAGGAACAATATCTTCTTCTGCTCAAATCAGCGAACTTGGATATCTTACAGGATCTTTAACAGGAACAATATCATCATCCCAGCAAATAGAAGATTTAGGATTTATAACATCCTCTATTAGTTCTTCTTTTTCTGCAACAGCTTCTTATGCACTTACTTCTGTAACATCTTCCTACGCTTTAAGTGCAGTAACAGCATCTTACGCTGTATCAGCATCACATGAGATAACTTACGAACTATCTTCTTCTCATGCAATACAGGCAGATAGTGCATCTTACATAAGCCCTACCTATATTTCTGCATCAGCAGCAGCAGCAGACTTTAGCTTTGGAGGAACATTTGACGGTAATAGAATAGTTACCAACCCTTATATGGGTACTATGTTTAGTGCATCATTTAATGCAGGAACTTCAGGAAGTGTACAAGAATTTTTAGAAAAAGTATTTTTCACCAATACTGCACCTCAATTTTCTTTTACTGCTAGTGCTTACTTTAACGTAGGAGAGTTTAACGATTCAGGATCAGTAGTTTTACAGTTAACAGGTTCAGATACCCAAAACGATTCATTTACTTTTAACACATCTTCAGCATATACAGACGATTTAGTTAGAATAGCTTCTGACGGAACAGTAACACTCAATGTTATTCCTACTTATGGTACATTTAACACTGTAGATAGAGGAGATGGTACATTTGCCCACGAAGTAGAAGTAACAGTAACTGATGTATTTGGAGCAGAAAGAACAGATACTATCTACATAACAGTGTTGCAAAACACTGCACCCGTATTTAGACAAACAAGTAATGTGGGTTCTATTATTTCTTCTTTTAATGCAAATAGAAATGAAAATGCCACATCGGGGGAAGTAACTAAAATCTACTTTACCGACGGAGAAAGCGACGCTATTACTATTAGAACAGGTTCTGATGCTAATGGACACTTCTCTATGTCATTACATTCTAACTATGTACGTATTTATCAAACTACTGCATCGTTAGATTACGAAAACATTACTGCATACAGTATGAGTATAACAGCTTCTGATGAACATTATGAAGCAGCTCAAGATACAGGTTCTATTTCAACAATATTTGTTGGAGTTACCGTAACAGACAACTTACAACCTACTATCAATCCACAAACCTTAACTGGAGTTAATGAAAATAGTGGTAATGGAGCATCTGCCGGTACAGTAACCGGTACTGCTGACAATGAAGGTGATACAGTAACATTTAATAGATTTGTTTTACACAGTTTATCTGTAAATAGTACACCAGTTCCTACTGGATCTTATGGAGGTTCTTCTCAACTAACTGATCCTCATGAAAATGCATTTCAAATAAACTCTTCTACTGGAGAAGTAACAAGAAAAACCGGAGTTTACTTAAACTCAGACTTAATCGATACGTATATCTATAGAGCTTTTGTAAGAGATGCTTATAACGAAACATCAAGTTCGGCTCTTATAACCATTCCTATCGCAGACGACGTAGCTCCTTCATTAACAGGAGTGCAGCAGTTTTATGCAATAGAATCTGCTTTAGCAGGAGATAATGTTTACGACTCTACAAACGGATTTAGCGGAACTATAGCTGACTTTAACTCTAATCAAGCAGTAACATGGTATGTAGAGCCAACTGCTGACTTTTCTGTTAATAGTTCAGGTAATCTACGACTAAACAGAAACCTATCCGGTTCTGGAGACTTAGCTGGAACAGTACTAACTGGTTCAATAACAGCAAGTAATAGTTTCTTGACAGAAACAGCAGCTACCTTCTCAGTCATAGTAACTCAAAATGCTGCACCAGATATCACATTTACAGATACTACTGGAAATCAAAATACTAACTTAGCCCGTTCTGGTTCAACACTTGTCACTTTAACATTTAGTGATACAGAAGGAGATACTATTGACTATGCCGGTGTTACTTTTGAAGGGACAGGAAGTCAGTTAAATGCTATTCAATCAGGTAACAGCTGGTTACTACAAGCAAAAGAAAACTTAAGTGCTTCAACTTATACCTATACAGCTTCAGTGGATGATGAACATTCATTTAGAACAAATACTGAAAATGATTCATTTACTATTGCAGCAGCAAGTATAGGAACATTAGGAGGAGATACTACATCATATATTATAGAATCTGCAGTTAGTGGA